AATCATTCAGCCAGTCGGCAAAATTCCGGAATGCTTTGCGCAGTTTTGGAATACCGTCCAGCAGTTTGTCCAGGAACGCGCTGAACGCTTCGCCCCACGAATCATACGGCGTATCATCGTACTCCCAATCAAAGAGCGGACTGTCCTCCATCAACCCGGCGTCACCGCCGCCGCTGTTATTTTCAGTCTGGATTGTGTTAATCTCATCGAACGAGGCCAATGACCCGGCAGCTTCTTCCGCCGCGCTTCCCGTGGCTTTTAATGCGTGCGCCTGCTTGTACAGGGATTTGGCGTTTTGCTGCGCCTTTTTCGCCGTGGTGCCGAACAGCGTGGCAATAAACTGCGCTACTGCAGCGGCGGCTCGCGATACGACGTGGATCAGCGTGGTGAGAGCGGGCAATACCGCCTCATAGATTGGTTGGAATGCGGTCAGCAATATGCCTTTTAGACGGCGCAGAGCGGTGGAAAACTGCTCGTTTACGTTCAAATACAACGCCATTTGTGTGCGCAGCATCCGTAGGCCGTCTGCCACCACGGAGAAAATAAATACCTGTTTGAGCGTTGTACCAAGGCGTCGGAGTTTCTCGCCAATATTGTTGAAGAGCTTTGAAAAAACGTTTATGCTTTTCCCAAAAGCAATCAATTTCTTCGTGACGCCCGCCAGGGTTTTTGCTGCCGTACGGCCAAATTTCACTACCGCCTTGAGGGATTTGTTGAAACCAGCAGCCGCCGTCGCGGCAAAGCCTTTTACTATTTTTGCGCCCTTCCCGACTGCGGCGGCAGCAAATTCAGCCCCTTCACACAGTTTTTTCAAAACACCCACGGCAACGGTTCCAGCTGTAAGCGCAGCGCCGGGAAGTCCAGTAAACGCCTTCCCAAGCCCGCTGGCCGACTTGCTGGCTTCCTGTATTTTTTCGGAAATGGCGTTGAACTTCTCCTCCGCCATCGCGGCGCGGTCTGCCGCTCCGCCCGTATCCAGCAATGTTTTCTGGTACGCCTTGAGTTCGCGGTTGATCTCCGCGATCCGCGCGGTGTTCCGGTCGTACTCCTGATACCCCATACCGATGCCGGTATTTTGCAGTTCGGACTGGCGGTTTTTCAGTTCCAGAAGCTCCCGGTTTAAATCCACAATCCGCTGGTTGGCCACTTCCGCGTTTTTGACAGCTTCCGTGCGCTGGGCTTCCGCTTCGTTGATCTGCTGCTGAAGGAAATCGGCTTCCTCCATCTGTCGGGCTAATACAGCTTCCGCTTCCTTTTGCTGCTGTGCAAAACGGTCCGCTGAATTTTGCGCCTTGTCCCATTCCGATTGCAGCTCGCGGGTCCGTTTGCGCTGCTCCTCCAATTTTTGGGACACATCGGGAATTTGTGCCGACGCCTGGTTCCTGTCCCACAAATAAAGGCTTTTGTCTCCCGCCTGTTTGCGGAGGTCCGCCAACTGATTTTTGAGTTCTTCAAATTGGGCTTTTTCCCGGTCTAACAGACCGCCCAGCATGGAACCTCTCTGACTGGCGGCGTCCCGTTTCGCGCCAAGACCGGCGATTTCACGCTCTGTTTTTTCAATCTTCTTTTTCAGCCCGGCAAGCTCTTTTTCAAGCTGTTTATTGTCCAGCGCGGTAGAAAATGTAATCGAGCCGTCCGCCACACGCGCACCTCCCTCCGTCAAAAGCCCCACGCGGAAATGTCTTCTTTTTCTTGCGTGGTATACCGCTGCTTGAAGTCGACCAGGTTCCGGTTCCTTTCGTACCACTCCCGGTCCTGTTTATCCAGGGGTTTCCCTCTTGCAAGCCGGTCCCGGACATGGACAATCTGTGCAAAAGTGCAGTCGCCAATTTCCATATACGCGGCGATGAAGCTCCACCAATGCAGGTATTCCAACTGCCGCACTTCCTGGCCCAGCACGCGGTTGACCGGCCCGCAGATGCACGTAAAATCCTGTTCCCAATCCACCAGACGGGGTGATTTGCGTCCGCCGGTATCGCCGCAGTTGATAAACCAAATGCATTGGTCTACCGCTTCCTGCCAGTGTTCCGGCGGTATAGTTTTGCGGTCCGGGTAGAAGATCGTCAGGACGGCTTCCGCTTTTTCGGCGTTGTCCAGGTCCAGATCGGACAGCGCGGCGCAGATATCCAGTATTGCGCGGTAATCTGTACGGATCGCGTACTCTACGCCGCCAATTTTAACCGATTCCGGCAGGCCCCACGTCATTTCTTGCTGTTCCTTCTTGGCTTCTTGTTGTGCTTCCTTGTTTTATTACTGTACTTAGCAAGGTACTCTTGCAGCCGGGGATTGATGGCTTTCTGTTCCCTGGAAACGCTGTCGCAAGTCTCAGCCAGGATGGTGAAAATCAGATTGCACCATGCCGGAAGTCCATTCGCCAGAGAGGTGTAGATATTCATCCCGCCAAACAGCGCGTCACAGACTGGCTGGCCTAATGCAGTATCAATCATCTCCCGCACTTCTCTGTCTTGACGGTGCAATGGGTCAAATGCCGTATCTGTATCGCCCTTTTCTTTTCTCTCCGTTTCGTATAATTCCTGCCTTTTATTCATTTCATCAAATACGCTGTACAATCGCTCTATGAAGGCCATATCTGTGGGATTGAACGTAATTTCCACTTTTCCGTTGATGGTGTAGGTAACCAGCCCGGTATCAAAATTCAGTTCCGGCATTAGCCTTGCGCCTCCCCTCCCGGCGTAAAGGAGATCGTGCCGTCGTCGGCTACGGAGGCAGTTCCGACCTCCCGTTCCCCGCCAAATGTTACTTCTATCGGCATCGTCAGCGCGCCGCCGCCCTCGCCGCCTAAGCTGGTTGGCTTTACCATACAACTGTGGTATCGTTCCGCAAAAACATTCCCAGCCGCGTCCTTTGCGTACAGGTGAATCCGCAGCAGGTCCTGATTGCACAGCGCGGCGGCATTCTGTTCCACCACGGCCAGCTGCCAGATTAACTGCTGGTATTCATCGGCGGAATCCAGTTCGCAGGGGTCGAAGGTCTGCGTAATGACCGGCTTTTTCATTGTGGTATGGGTTTCGCCTAAGATGTCCTGTTTGGTCGTTTCGCCCCAGTCCATTTCTGCGGAACTGTCCTCCACGCGCTTGCCCAGCCGCCCCCATTTGGGCGCGGACGCCGTTCCGCTGTTGCCGCAGCACAGATAGAGTTTTCGTTCTACCGTCTGACCGGCAGGCGTTGAAAATTTATACACGTTTGTTTCACCTCGTTTTTAAATAAACCATGGATCCGTGGTTTTAAATTCCTTCACAAACCGCACGGAAAGCTGCACCATATAAAGCGCCAGCCCCTCGTCCTCCGCGCTGTACAGCACGCCGTTCTGGGCCATGATCCGCTCCTGCCGGGGAACATCGCCGAACACGGGCGCCAATCCCAGTGCGGACTGTTCCTGTACCCACTCCTGAAAATCCATCAGCCAGTCCGCGTTGCCCGTTGCGCCCGCGTCGTCGCCGGGGGCTTTTTCCAGCACGTAGTACAGCCCAAAATTGTATTGATTTATCACCGTAACATTTCCAAACAGGTCTATGTTCCGGCTCACTTCTACCAGCCCCGACGGGAAAATACTTCCGTTTGATGGAATTTGGTCGGTATAGTCCACTCGAAAATTTTGGAGAATGTCTGCACCAGGGTAACTGCCGATAAATTCGCGGATTTTTGCTAATGCTGTCATTTTTCCCTTGCCTTTCTGTCCACATATTCCTGCAAATCTGTGCGCATCTGCTCCCCCTCCGCGGCCACCAGATTCCGATCCCAATATGGCCCTGCCATCGGATTTTTCGTCCTGTCAAATTGAAGGTCACGGTCCGTGCCGATCTTGGGAACATTCTTACGGGACCGCCAGCCGTTGGCCGTCAGGAATCCAGCTGCGCGCGTCTTGGGGTCCACCCAAACTTTCCCTTTGTACAGGTAATGCGCATACGGCGCATTGATATGGATGAACGGTTCATCCGCAGGGCTTTGGACGATCATCAGCTTAATTGTCGCGCCGGAACGATAAGGCATATACCGCTGAATCCGGCGGCGGACGTTGGCGGTGTGGAACTGCTGCACATCCCCGCGGGCCGTCACGCCAAGACGGTCCATGATGCTTTGGACAGAGGCCATATCAACTTGAATTTTGCCAATAACGTGCATACTATCCTCCCGCCTCCACATGGACCAGACGGCCCTCCCAATATTTGGGATTGACGTATTTCACGACCACCAGTCCGGGGA